TAGCCAAAGAAGACAACCAGCGAATCATCGCCAATATCGTCGCCAAGCTCGATGAGCTTTACAAGACCAACCGCACGCTGATTGATCAAGATAGCCAAGCGGCTTGGGAAGCTATCCAAGAAAACTGGCAGTACATGCGAGAGTTGGAAGCCCGATTGATCGAAAGAAAAAACCCTAAAATTTACAAAGAAATATAAGCAGAGTGACCAGATGTGTCACACCCTTAGACGATAATAATAATATAAGAAGTTAAGAGTTTTTTGGAGAAAACAAAATGGATGAATTCGATCCTATCGTAAAAGTCGGCCAGATGGTCAGTTTCAACTACCACGGCACTCGTCGTATAGGCGAAGTGGTAGAAGCCTTTGGTTACTACCGTAGAAACCGCGATGGTGTGCCATTCGGCTACATCACCGTTGACACGAAGCACGATGGTTTTCGTCGCTTCAGTTGCCGCAAGATACAAAACTTTAAACTAGTTTAGGGAGAAAACAATGAAGAATCTAGGAATCATGAACGGTTGGAAAGAACAACCAGCAGAATACACAAAGCACCTTGCCGAGTGTGGACAGCTTGAGCCTAGCGTTTACGCTTTCATGAAAGACGGCAAGCCATGCCGTGAGACTCGTATGGTACGACGGTACAATACTACCGTTGAAAAGGTAGGCAAGTACAGCGTCAAGCGTACTGAGACCTGTCACGAATGTAACTGTAAATGGGAGAGTTGGTCATAATGGATTACTTCATGGAATGGTCTGAGTGGCTTGCAATAGTTGACAAGTTCCCGAAAGATGATAAAATAGCTTTTGATAAAATTGAAATGGAACTGGAGGAAGAAGATGCTTGAAATGGTAGTGCTTGTTTTGGCTAGTGTGCCGGTTGTGTTAGCCGCGTTGATAATGTTTGGTATGTTTTTAGAGCAAGAATTTTGGAGGGAATTATAAAATGGAAAGTAGAATCCCACAATGGAAAATGAACGGCAAGGATATGCGTTTCGATGGAAGTATTGAAATTGGAGTCGTGGAAGTGCGAGACCTATTTGATGACCTAGTGGTTACGTTATGGGTTGACCAAGAGGAAAGCGGCAGCATAGCCGTGAAGACATTAGGCGGGATCGGCAACGGTCGTTATAGTGTACAGATTTTACCTAGAGAAAAGCCGATTGAAGAAGGCGAGGAGTGGAAAGAATGTTAAATAATAGAAAAATAGCAATAGCAAAACACAACGCCAGCAAAATGCGCCACGCGGATATATTCACGGGCTGCTTGCGAGCTGGCACGTTGAAGCAGACGCACCGAAAAATAAAACCTCTAAAAATAGGAAAAAAGGCTTAAGACCTATTGACATGGGTGAGGTAAGACGAGGCGTGTGTATCGCCTTCGCCCGTCTCAGGCGATGCACACGGCTCAAGGGGAACAACGGAGGACAAGCTCCACGAACGTAGTGGCCGCTCCAAATTTCCCCGATTTTTTAAGGAAAAATTTGAGAATTATGAATTACCAACCTTATGAAGCAAGAATGGCCAAAAACACACCAACCGGTATGCGCTACCTAGTGCGATGCAATCGCCTGAACAAGTGGGCAATCTGTAGCTGGGTAAGTTCAACCGGCGCAGCTATAGGCAATCCTGAGTGTCAGGGAAAATACGAATATGTCATGAAAAAATGGCATAAACTTGTAGGAAAGTACGTGTCAGTGACCTAACGTGTCACACCCCTATACGATAATATTAGTAGTTCAAAAGGAGAAAACAATGAACCTAGAAAAATTCCAATCGGCCATTAAAGGCCAAAAGACAATTATCATTAGCCACTGGGCAAATGAGGTTATGAAGACCCGAACAATCGAGGTTAGTGACATACGAATACTACCAACAACCGAGTTGATTGGTTACACGTTTTACACTCACTTAAACGATTCACAGCATCTCGGAAGTTGTGTCGATGTGCTTATCAGAGTGGCCGACGTTACAGAAGTTAAATCAGTTTGTAGTGTGGAAGAATGGAACGCCGGTTGTGATGCGTTCGATGCACTTCATGACTTAGTAGGATTGAGAGGTATGTAATGAGTAAGCCATTAACTAGAAAAGTTAAAGACCACCGAGGAAATGAACACGAAGTTTATAAGTGGTATTGGATGAAGGGCTGGGAATTTTACCAGACAGAGCCGAGTGACGAGTTCGGGGTTACGTTTGGATATATGACAAACTGCCCTTTCCCTGAGTGGGGAAGTCAGCACGAAGCCGAATTGCACGATGTCGCTGGTGTAGTTGCTGAGAGATTTGATTTATGGGAATTAGCTCCGCCGCAAGGTTGGGAGTGGTTAGAAAAGGAGAATTAAGATGCAAGAATATTTTGAATACCTAACTGAGTTACGAGATGGCGGAACCATGAATATGATGTGGGCGCCGACCATGCTACAAGCCGATTTTGACTTAGACAAAAAGGAGGCTCGCGAAATATTTAGCAAGTGGTGCGAGTCATTGAAAAATGAGTGATGAAGTAATAATGTTTTTGGT